GACATGGTGCTTCGCCAACTTGGCGATTGATATATCGCCTGATTTAATCGCGGCGTTAAGCCCCGTCTTGCCCGTTGCCGTCTCCCGCAGCTTGTTAATCAAGCCGTCTGTGGCGATGTCCATAGCGTCTATGAACTCGGCGGCCCCCAGACCACCGTCTTTCACCGCCACGCCGCCGCGTGACCACCGCTTCGATACGGCGTCGGATACCATTGCCGCATGTGCCCGAGTATCAATACCCGGCGAGGCTAACGGACCCATACTCTCCATGCGCTGAAGAAGCTCTGGCGTCACCTCAACAATAGGCCGAGACAGTTCAAAAGCGCGTCGGATGTTATCCTTGTCTGCGTTCTCCGCAACGTAGTCTTGCCACAAGACTTGCCACGCAATGGGTGTCTCGAAACGACCAGCGACCTTACCGCGCATACCCAGAGGGAAGTCGGGGTGCTGCGTAGTCTCGCCTTGGCCTAGTTCGACAAAAGTGTTTTCTGTGTCCAGCTCCAGCAGAAGAACGCCGTCGCCCCACCCGGCACCGGACAGAGACTGCTCTCTAGTGGCGTTCAAGACTTTCTGCAGATTTATGCCAGTGATAGCAGACGCCTTCTTGGACCCGGCGATTTGCATAATCTTTTTCCGGGCGTCAAACGATATGTCGTGTAGGTGGTCGATGATTGCTGCAGGGTCGCTGAAGCCGGGGAAGCCATTAACACCGTTGCGGATGTTCAGATTGTCCCGGTAGTTTTTATTGGCTTTCTTAAATGCATCGTCAGCCTTGAAGTCGTCGCGCTGAGGCTCGACTAGCTTCGCGCCCTCCCACGTCTGCATCAGCTCGGTAAATGCCTGCGCGGCGTCGGCGTCGAACTTGCTCTCTGGGTTCTGCAGTGCAGCCAACAAGGTCTTGAAATACGCCGTGGTGACCGTGGTGTTAGAGATGTGCATGTTAGGATCACCGAGGACGACCAGCATATGGGTCGCCTTGCCTTCGGTAATCTTACCCTCTTTAGCCCCGGTCACGCTGGCACCACGGTTGGCCCACACCACATCGTTCGCCCAGTTAGACGCCCGGAGTGGGAACAGAGGACCACCGAGCAGCGGGATAGCCATGTCCAGCTCAGCGCCCTCAATGCCTGTATACAGTGCGGCGGCGGCCGTGCGGTCGGCTACCGTCGGGAAGATGCGCATGCCCTCCAAGTCCTGCAGCGTAAGGACCGGAACCTGATCAAGATCGACAAGGCCGTCTACCTGAGTGAACTCAAGAACCTCCCCACCGGCGCTCTCGATGCGGGCTATAACGTCTGTCTGGGCGTCGTCTAGGTCAGCGGATGCGTCGAGCTGTTCGTTGGCCTCTTGGAACAGGAACGTGTCGGCGTCACCGAACTGGGCGTTCTTAGCAAGGACAAGCGGACCTACCTGTATAACTTCATCAGCAGACAGCACAGGCTGCTGGGTGGCGCGGTCGTAGAAGAATGTGTGACGGCGCGGGTCATAACCAACCTGCGTCCATTCTGGGTCGTTGATAACTTCAGCGGCGCGAGCAGCTAATTGATCAGGATCGACACTCTGCAGCGTTCCGTTCATCTGAGCAAACGGGGATTTGCTAACCTCGCCCGTACCGACGCGTGCAGCCTTACGCTCTGCACTATCTCCGGGTTGCGTGAACACAACATCGCTGATCTGGGCGGCAGCCTCATGCGCGATGGGTTTTCCGGCGGGATTATGCATCGTCGGAACCCAAGTGCCATGATTTGTATATGCGGGGATGTCGAGACGCATCCCTACGTCCTCACCTACAAACTGACTGCCTTGACCGATACGACCTTGCTGACCTTTCTTTAACGCGCTTTTCATTTCCCCCACCGTGGCGGGCGCGGGGACGGACGTGTATGGACGAATAGGTTTGAGTTCGTTGACCTTAGCGTCGTATGCTTCCTGCGTGATCTCACCCGCGCTGCGCTGTCGTGCGGCTTCCTCTAGCTCGGGTATGCGCTCATCCTTAAAACCTTTAGACAGCTCAAGCTCTGCATTATCAATGTCGCTCTGCTCGATGTCGTCTTGGCGTAACCGGATGGGCTGGGTGCCGGCGACTGGTCTGTATGTATACGACGCGGAGATGTCGAACAGCTCGGCGCTGTCGAGCAGCGCCTGATCCCAGATGACGGTCTCAGAGAGGCTGGGGTTCGACAACCCAGAAATACCTGCTGCGTTGAGACGCTCCTCTATGTCAGGGTCTGCCTTTCGCAGCCTAGAAATATTCTCCTCAACGCGTGCGTCTAGGTCTAGCTCAACACCGAGGTCAGACGCGATCTGCACGATTGCAGTCTGCACGCCCTCGTCAGCGTCGCGAAGACGAGCGGTGCCGTCTATAACACCTTCCATAGCCGAGGCAGGAAGGCGCAGCTCGTATAGGCGGCCCTCGTCTTTGAGGCGGCTCTTATGTATTTTAGCGCGAGCGCCCTCTGGATCGGAAGCAAAATATATCCCGCGCCCAAGTATAGACCTTTCAGGGTCTGTACTGGCACGACTAACGTCGAGCCTGTTACCGTCGAGCATCCGCCCGCCGTGGCGCAGTGTCACCGTATCTGGCGCGGCGTCTTTGCCGCGTATACGATCCCATACAGAGCGAAGCCTGCTCTGCTCCAGCGTGCCTGTAGGCTGGACGCTGGCGCGTCCGGTCCTAATGCGGACGTTGTCCTGTAGGAACAGCTCCTCTGCCGTCTTAGTCGTGTTAGCTGCGCGGGCTTCGTATCTCTCTGCAACAAGCTCTGCGGCTCTGGCAGCTTGGCTTTCGGTGTACCTTCCGGTAGCGGATAGCTGCTCCTGCACCGTGTTGTATATTGGTCTGGCTGCAGCGTCTGCCTCGACCTCTTGGCGCATGTTATCGAGCAGGCGCTGTATGGTGCCCTCACGCTCGTCCAGCTTGGCTTGCGCTTGGCGAGCAGTGTCTGCCCCAATGTTTCGGCGAACAGACGGGGCGATAACGTCAAACATTTCTTTCGGCAGCATAAGCAGATCAGACGCTTTGACAGCCACGTCTGACCCCAGCGTCATGGCGTCGGACACGTCGCTGGAACCCGTTATCGTAGACAACGCTTCTGTGATCAGCTCAGATCCCTGCTCGAGGTCCAGTATCTCGTCTACGTCGACGTAGATTTCGGAGTCCCCCTCCATAGCCTGCAGGGCTTCTCGCATGACTTCCGGTGCGCGAGCGGTGGTCTTGGCCGCGTCTACATCATCTTTAAGCTCTAGCAGTGCCTTTTCATACGCGGCAGACTGGCGGTCTGGGAGTAGCTTGCCCAGCGCCGCACGAGTGGCTTCGACCGGAGCCCTCAGCGTAGCGTAGGCACCAGCGCCCGCGAAGAAAGACTGAGATGCGTCACGCATAACATCAGCGAATGTCATATCGTCGCCGACAATCCCAGCGTCGTAAGCTGAGTTAACGAGGCTGACGAACACCTCCTGAAGACCTTCAAGCCCCATACCTTTAAGTGCGCTGGTCAGGCGGTTGCCGCCCTCGAGGAACGTACCCAGCGGTATGCGCTCGCTGATCATTTCGATGGATGATTTGAAGGTTGCGTCGAGGATTGCCTCATCGACTGTGCGGCCCTTCTCGCGAGCTTCTGCGTAGCTCAGGCCGAAGACTTGCGTGCCCATCAACGAAGACCCGAGCGTCGGGTTTCTTGTCAGCAGGGTGGCAACCACAGCCGGTGCCATCTGGGCAGTGGAGGACAAGGTCGAGACCAGAACCTCCTTCCAGTAGCCGCCGTTAGCGGTGGCCCTAGCCTGAGCTTCCTTCATCTCCTTGTTGTACTTGACAGCAAGCTGGGTAAACCTGCTCTGCTGGTCTCGCGGTAGTGTTAGGGAGGCGACGGTCGTGTCTATCAGCTTTTTACTATTTTCTTTAGACATAGCCAGCGTGGCAAGGGAGCCGAAACCGATCCTGTCACCAGCGTTAACTCTGCCGCCAGTGTCCGCAGCGGCGGCTACCTGTCCAGTGCCTGCTGCGGAAAAGGCATTGACGACCATGTCCGCTAAATCACCAGCAAATTCCATAGTCGTCTGAGATTGATCCAGCTCTCGCATACGGCTCATGCGGTCGGCGAGGCCTCTAATAGCCCCCATGTCATCCAGCGTCAGCGTCTGGTTGTCTTTATTCTTCAGGAACTCGAGGAGGTTGGGGTACTGCGCAAGCATCTTGCGGGTTTCTTCGAGGTGGGTCTGCGCCCTGACCCGTTTGGGACTTAGATCACCCGTTATAAGGTAGTCAGTTATACCCGACTGCTTAGCCATCTTTCGGGCTGCAGCGTATGCGTCAGGGTCCGCCACCTCGGCCTGACGGGCAACCATGGAAGAGAGCACCTCACTAGGATCAGCCCCGGTGCCGAGATCGTCGATCTCCTCCTGAGTGAAACTCCCGGTAGGGGCGGGCTCTGTCGGCGCGGGAGTGGTCGGAACTGAGGCAGGCGTTGCAGCAGGGGCCAGCGGGGCTTCCGGCCCAACGTCCATAGACAGGTCGTTGATCTCGTCTTGCGTAAAATCAGACATTATCACATGCCTATATCGGCTAATGGATCAACGGTAGCCGTAGCTTTGGCTTTATTACGATTACCCCGGTTGATCAGTATCTCCAGTGCTCTCCTTCGGTACTCCCGGTTTATGTTGAGAGTTGTCGGAGTTCGACCAGCGGCTACCAGCGCACTATTAACGAAAGCCAGCAGCTTCTGGCTTTTCTGTGCAGGCTCCAACTCCCCTAGAATATACTCCTTGAACTTCTTTGCATCGATTGTGTTTTTAGTAATCTGGGGGTCACTCGACGACAAAGTATTCATATACGCTTGGGCTACGAAGGAGAAGTCGGCATTATTAAGGCTGGTTAATTCCGGGGCAGAGGTTTCTTTGAAGTCGGTTATGTCGATAATTTTGTCTCCTGTCCCGAATTTCGGCGGGTTAGCGGCAAACGCTATATATGCATCATTTACCTTAAGAAACTGCTCTTGCAAAAACCCGTCTATATCCGCTGATGTATCAAATGGGCTGTCAGCTCTGTACAGCTCGTTGGTAAAATTGGACCGGAGCTGTGAGGCCAAGGCAGCCGCCCTTCGTTTATTGGTGGGGCTCATGTTGCTAGTCGGATATCTCTGCGTTATAGCCTCTTTAACCTGCTTCTCGAAGTAGGTGTTCAGCTTCGTCTGCGCAGCGGTAAGTGCTTTTCCTTTGGCCGCTTCAAGAGAAACCTCGGCTCTGCCAGCGGCGGCTCTCCCAGTGCCGTAAGCTGAAGCGGCTGTCTTCCGGTCAGTCTCGCTAAATACAGCCCAATACTTAGTTATGAAATCTGTTTCGGGGATAGCGCCCCGCTGTTCAGGCGTCATGCTATAGAACTCGCGATAGGCTGCAGAGTCCGACGACCTTGGAGCTGGAGAAACTGCCTTATCATAAATAGCCCGTATAGCAGTTTGCTGAGGACCGGGGAGGCGGGCCAAGGCGGCCTCGTCTAGGCGTTCCCCCCTACTGGCTCGGAGACCCTGCTCCTGAGCGATGTTTCTAAGCTCCTGAGCCTCAGCTCTCTGAACTCGAGCGTTCTGCTGGTCGGCAAAGGTAAACGCCGCCGTCTTTACTTCTTGCGGGACGTTCTGTTTTGATATCCATACAGCGGCAGCGGCGGGGTCGTCGCGGAATTTAGCCTGAGCCTCAAGGCCAAGCCGCATACCCTGATCGTCGGTCTCTACCTTGAACAAGGCGCTCGTGATGGCGTTAAATTCCTTACCCGGCTCCAGCTTCTGCTTCTGCGTGAGTTCGTTATACAGCTCGCGAGCTGCGACAGAGTTGCCCGGATCTGACAGCATACGCTGGAGCACGCCTATATACATCTTGCTGACCGCTTCCTTCTGCAGGACTTCCCTAGCCTCTGCGCCAAGACCCTCAGTATCAGCAAGTCGGCCAGTGTTTTCGAAAACGATCTTCTCACTATCAGCGACAACAGTTGGGTCGCGGTAGTTAAGCTGGGCGTTGGTATTAGCGGCGCTCACCACACCAGCTATGTTCTTCTTCGTAACACCTACTTTCTCAGTGCGTTCGTGCGAAGACAGCGTCTGAAACATAGATGCCTTCTGCCGCGCAATGAAGTTTTGCTGGGCCAGCTTACCGCTCCGCGTGGACGCCGCTGGCAGGCTGGAAGCCCAAGCATCGAACTTCGACAGCGCCTCGGAGGTGGCCCCGACAGCGGCCTCGCCCTTGCGTGTAAGGAAGCCGTCTACCGGGTTGTTAACCAAATCCTGCGAGAAGGTCATAGCTTCCGACTGGGTCTTCAGCAGGCTGTTGCTGTCGTCTTCCTTCGCCATTTGTACAAGCTGATCGGCGGCGTTGTTAAGGCCTTCAGAGGCCTGCTGCAAGGCGCGGCCCTGAGCAGCGCCGAACATATCGGCGCTAGTCTGGAGGTTCTGGAACGGCTGGGCGACAGCGCGGCCGCGAACAGAGCCGACCTCTTGGCCGGAGAGTGCTGGTGTTGGTATACGAGCCATATCAGTAAGACATAAAGGTTGATAAATTAGAGGTAGGTGTAGTGCTGGGGCTACTAGGGATGTTCCTAAATGCCGTAGCCACCTTCCCCGCGCCGGACAAAAGCGAGCCAGCGGCGGCGAAGCCGGGGGACTGGGCGGCCGCCTGAAGGCCAAACAAGCCAGCCTGAGCCTGATAATTTACGCCCTGTATCTCAGCCACACGCGCCTCCTGCTCGTAGTTGTCGCGCATCTTTAGGATGTCGTACTCGCCGATCTCGGCAATATCCTGCAGGAACAGGCTGGCTGTCGTGTCACCGGGGTCGTCTACCAGCAGACCGTTGGCCGCGAGGCGTGCGTTCGCAGCCCCCTTGGTGGCCGCGACCCTCTCCCGCTGCTCTTCCTCCGCTACCTCCGCCTGCTGCCGGATGCGCGTGGCGTTCTGCTGCGCGATGGTGGCGTTGTTATTCGCCACTTGCCTCTGGTAGTTAGCCTGATCCTTCGCGGCCTGAGACTGCTGGTAGGCCCCGACTGCGCCAGTCGCAGCGCCTGCGACGGCGGCTATTGCGGATACTACAGCCATTACACTAGCCCCTTAGCGTAGACGCGCTCTATGGGCTGATAGCCCATACGCTCAAACACACGGCCCACATCAAAATGCAGCTTAACCTTGTTGAACACCTTAGTAACTCCACGGTCTTTCAGGGACGCCTCCGCATGCTTGAACAACCGCATACCCGCTGTTCCTTTTCGATGCTCCGGGGAAAGCCAGAAAATGTCGGCGTCGGCAAAGACCTCGTCGCTGTAATGCAGCGACTGAGCGACAATGTACACCGCGTAGCCGACCAGTTCCCCAGCCTCTCGCGCTGTGGTGATATTTAGCTTCCCTAAGTCTTGCAGGTTTTTGTACACGTCCCAATCCGGTTTGAGCGGAATAGTGTCCTTGTCCAAAGCGATGTGCTCCCAGTGTCTACAGATCAGCGGGGCGACATCGTCCATAACGTCGTACAGGCTCTCGGTTGCAAATTGCATCAGTTACCCCCCGGAATGACTTCTGGGATAAGGGCAAGCAGCGTCATGGGTAGCGGATCTCGCTGCTGGACTACTATCTGCCCATCCTTGTTCCAACTAGGTGACATCGTGAGATCCTTGTCGCCCGTAATCCAGTCGGGCGTCTGGCCATACTGTGCTGGTAGACCATACTTTATTTCTCGCATATGGTCCAGATCTGGGCCGTACCAGCCGCCTAAAGACTGCTCGAAACGAATAGACAGGCGGCTGATTTTCTTGTTGCGGCCCTGTATGGTGTCCAGAGCATTTCCGTTGTCGATACGAAGGGTCTGCATCTCGGATGTGGACGGCAAGCCAATGTGTACCCGGCTCGCCTTGTTCTGCAGGGGGATGCCGCCGTTGCTGACCGTTAGGTTGCGCTCGACATAGCCGTTGCCCAGAGCGACGACAGCCTGTCCCTCTAGGTGCCATAGACCGGAGATCGAGGTCACAGCCTCCCGCACCTTGCCACCGCTGTGGTAGACGCTAAAGGAAGTGCCGTCCACATTAGAGCCGTTATTCTGCAGCTCGAACGTCGTGCTGGTAACATTGGCCACCGTGTATCCGCTGCCCTCCAGATCCGTGTCGTAAGCCCACCCACGGGTCGTAGAGCTGTCGGACACCTTGATGCCAGAGATATCCACAGTGTCCCCATTAGTGAGGTTATGGGATGTAGCCGTAGTGATTACGACTGGATTTGCGTTGGTGAACCCAGAGATATCCACAGGGTTATCCAGAGTAAGGCCACTGTCCACAAAGAAGCTGTCCTGAATATCCGTGAAGTCGCGTGTCTGCATGCGCTCCACGTACTTCATGGCCGACCCGTTAACCGTGCGCTCGACGAGGAAGTAGGAGAAATCGTCGTCTCCCTCACGTATAGCGGCCACAGACTTGAAGTCGCCTTGCGTGGTATGCCTAGCCCAGCCAAATACGTTCTGCTCTCTGGAGTAGGTCAGGGACAGGCAGATGCCGTCATCCCTAACGCACCAGATTAGATTATGCGGGGCCTGAGCGAAGGACCAGTCCGACAGGGTGTTATAATCGAACAAATGGCGGGCCAAATACAGAAAGCTCGGTGCCCGAGTAGCTGTCGCTCTCGTACTTGTAGCCGAGATCCCTGACGGTCTGTCCGGGCTGCATGTAGATCACGATATCGCCAGCAACGATAGGCGTCAGGATGGTGGAGCCGTAGTAGGACTGCGGCTTAACCTGAATACCGCTGGGGGTGATGACCCCGTCTATACCCTCGACCAGCCACTCACCGCCCGATGTCAGAATGACGAGGTCGGACAGGGAAACGAAGTGCCGGATTTCGTTGACCTGCCGGGAGGCGATGGTAACCGTGATGGCGTCGTCGTCCTTCTGCGGGCTGGAGAACGACATGTTGCTGATGTTCCCCGTCTGCGACATGAAGAACTTTTGCGTGTCGTTGTCCGTGTTCGCGAATACACGGCGCTGCTGGTGGTAGCCCACCGTGGACGGGTAGTCGCCTGTAGCGTTGAACGGATTACGCGCCTTCGGAGGCGTGTCGCCCCCGTCAGGGTCGATGTTGTCGTCGTTAAAGGAAGTGCCCTCTGCCCGCCCTACGAAGCCGTAGATGCCGTTCTCTTCCCGGTAGATGTTATACGTCCCCGCGCCCGCTGCGGCGCTCCACGTCACGGTATTATCCCAAGCAGCGTCCTTGCTGGTAGAGCTACTTCCAGTAGCCGGCAGGCTCTCCTCCAGCGTCTCCTCGTTCACCGCAGTGACAGCGTAGGTAAATGTGGTGCTACCCCCTGTAGCGGTCACAGAGACGCCTGTAGGGGCCGCCTGAGACGGGGCAAAGGTTATCGTGCTTAGGGTCCAAGCATCGTGATCTGTCCGCGTCAGATCGCGGGGGGCGTAATTAGGGTGAGTAATCGTCATAACGTCAGCGGACTGGACGTATTCCAGCTCGAAGACATCCGCCGCTACATACGGGGTCGCCAGCTCAAACACTTTATCGGCGGTGCCCCCGGACGTGTACGCAGTGTATCCGCTGCCGTCGATGTCAGCGCCCGCGCTGTTCTGCAGGCTAAAAGTCGTCGAGGTCAGGGAGGTAATATTAAACGTGCGGCCGTTGAGCTGGGTCATGCCGACAACGCCCGTGATATACACACTCTCCCCGTTAGACAAGCCGTGCGAGGTTGACGTTGTAATGACGACAGGGTCGGCTGCAGTGGCACCTGTAATGGTCAAAGATACAGAAGTATCAAGGACTTGTCCGGCGTCCTTAAACACGCGTATGTACTGGTCACCGACCTCGAGCACGTAAGTCTGTGTGGTGTTGAACTCGAACGGTATTAGCCGGGTGGTGCCAGTGCCCTTAGCCTCGGCGATGAACTGAAGTCCGGGTCGGTTGGTCAAACCGCCGTGGACCTGCGGGAAGAAGTTCTCGCACTTGTAGACGGAGGTCTTGTACTTATCGATGTCCACGCGAGCAGCGATGGCATCGGATACCTCACCGCCGGACAGATTGGGCTGGATGACCTTAACCATTAAACGCGAGCCCGGATCCAGTCGGCGTCTGGGATAGCCTCCTCGATGCCTTCATTACTGTCGGTCTCCCACGCGCTGTTCAGCACTGCCTGAGCCTGCTGGTAAAGGTCGGCAGCAATCGCCCGCTCGCCGACCAGCGGCATAACCAGACGGGCTGCTAGGACGTAGGAGAACGCCATAACGAACTCTGGATCGTAGTCTGTGGTGTCCTCGATACGTGCGGTGTAGAATATCTCGGGTTGCTGAATATCGGAGAGGATGACGCGTTTACCTGATGCGTTACGGGCCACCTCGAACTTAACGTGGGGCTGGTTCTTGCCGAGCGGGCTAACTACCCCGAGCATCCTGACGCAGTCGGTGGGGTACAAGAACATGTACTCCCAGTGACCCGGAGCAGTACCAGTCAGGGCAGAGGGGCTGGTGTACTTGGTAGCGAACGCCCACGGGTGCTGGCGGAGCAAGGCATCTCGCGTGTCGTCAAACAGCAGGTTGACCTGCTCAGCTTCCGGCGTCGCCTCAGTGATGTCACTGATGTCGTAGCGGTCACCAATATGCTGCAGGGCCAGCTTTGCGATTTGTACCTTGCTCGCCATCTTTTAATCCTCGAGTTTAGCGGACCTAGACCGCTTCATTGTCGGCGTCTGCTTGTAGTCCTTGCGGGGCCTGTCGTATGGCGTACCGTCAATACTATCGACATCATACTTCGGAAGCACGACATTGTCTGCGATGTCGTATGTGTCGCCCTTGCGGTAGCGTTTGCTGCCGTCGAAAAAATCCTCTTTGAACACAACTTTAGGCATATTTTGTCTCCTCTGTTACATGCCAGTAGAGGGGGCCGCCGAAGCAGCCCCCTCCCAGCGGCCTATTAGTTAGCCGCGTCCGGGTACGCTTTCCAGCCCTTCGGATCGAAGGTCAGGAACGCGTTGATCTTACCAGCGGTAAGAGCGGCGGTGCCGACGTTCTGCTGGACGCCCAGATACCGCTCGTAAGCGATGGAGCCTTCCAGAGGAACGGCAACGACGATCTCGTAGCCGGCGACCAGATCCGCCTTACCAATGGCGGCGCTGGCGTAGTGCAGCGTCTCCGTGCCATCCGCCGCGAGGGTCGAAGTGCCATCGGAGACAATCTGGAACGACACAGTCGCCGAGCCAGCAGAAGTAACCGCAGTATCCACCTGAATGACCAGATACATCTGACGGCCGTTGCCAAGATCCTGCGGCGTAGCGCCGAGATCGATAACATCACCGACGGCCGCGAGGCCCGTCCCGGCAGTGCTGAGCGCGGTGGCATCCGCAAACTCAAGAAGTTCGTCCATAATCATGGCGATATTTCCTTCCTTGTGTGGGTTAGGATACGGTTGCTTCGTTCGTGCGCAGAGCGTCACAACGGCGGATCGGAAGACCGCCCCATGAAGTCTGCATCGTGCCGCCAACCATGTCGACCGAGAGGGTCGAGTTCTGGACAGCGTTCGAGGTCTGACGACGCAGGAACGACATAACCTGCTTGTCCATGTACCAAGCGCAACGACCAGCCGAAGTATTCGGCAGTTCCGTCCACGCCTGATGCATAAGATCGTTCAGGTCAGCACCCGTCGAAATATCGGCCGTCAGAAGCGAGCGGTCGATATTGGCGATACGGACAGCATAGCGCCAGTCGCGAACCGAGAGGCCCACATCCCAACGATAGTGCGTGCGATACGCCTGCATGCGGCCGTTGTTGCCATCAGCGTTTTCGAGGGTAACTTCACCCAGATCGCGCTGCTGAACACCAGCCATAGACCCTTTAGGAATAATACCGTGACAGGTATTCGGTCCCCAGCAGATCAGCCAGATCGAAGCGTTGTCCGAACCGGACCCGCCGCCTGCAATGATGTTGTCACCATTTTCAGCAGACAGAGAGTTGTACCGAGCCGAGAGGCCGGTGAACTCTTCCGGTGCCGTGCTTTCATCCCCGTAGAACAGCGTAGACGCGAACTCTTGGTTCATGCCTTCGATGTGCGGACGGTCTTCCTGAAGACGGAAACCGGCGGGGTTGCCAGCCATTTCAACAAGGGCTTTATCGACTTCGGAGTAATCCTCCATCATGCCTGTGTTGTCAGTGACTTGCACTGCGCGGCTCTTCGTCGGCTGGACGCCGCCGTAGAGTTTACGCCATGTCGGCGTAGGGAGACCGGAACGGATAGATGTCCGGTGACCGGTCGTAAGGTTACCCTCGAGGAACGTCATGTCCATGAGGATTTCGTTCGTGGCGTTGAGGATTTCTACAACGTCAGCAATAGACCCGTCGGGATCGGTGACCTTTGCAAGGTCAGCGAGCGTCGGGTTAGATGTGCCGAGGACTGCCATTTTAAGCTCCTTTACTCAGCGGTTTTGTACATAGATGGGTACATTCTCTGGAGTGAATCTGGACCTTCGACTTTGCTGTCTCCGGTAACCAGCTCGCTCTCAGAGATGGCTTTACCCACCCGATAAAATAGGCGGATGACTTCAGGATGGTTCCCGAGGCCGAGCCCGTCAGGGTTGTCGGCCGAAGGCGTATCGATCAGTTTCGCCAGCTCTGGGCTGGCGAAGTTCTCCATAGCCCTTTTAGCCAAGCCAAGGTTCTCGTCTAGCTGTTCGCCTCCGAGTTCCTTGTCCACCTTGGTTGCGTCGGCCCACGACGAAATACGCTCGCTGTAAGCCTCTGCCATCGACTGCTGCGCATTTGCAGTACGCTCGATGTCGTATTCGATGAGCTGCTGGAATTGATCCTGAGAGAGGCCAAGGCCGTGGGCGTATTCGCCAAAAGCCTCAAGTCGCTCTTCGTCAATCTCCAGCCCATCTGGTGGCGTGAACTCATATTCCTCCGGTGCCCCGGTGGATGCGTCCTCGCCGTCTCCGTCGCCCTCGTCACCCGACAGCAGGGTCTTGGATTTCTCCTCGCTGCTCTCCTCAGCAGCGACTTTTTCTTCGGCCGTCTCCTCAGCAGCAGGCTCCTCTACCTGCTCAGCAGCAGGCTCCTCAACCTGCTCTTCAATAACTACGTCTTCGTCAGCCATATCCATCTCCTCTACGGCGTGTTCAGTGTGTAGATGCCAGCGAAGCTGGCAGATACTGGGTCGTTGTTGCCGCTGCTGGATGCGCGGCACTCAATGTCAGTTTTTTCCGGTAACGATAGCGGGATCTGGATATCCGTGACGTAGGTGCCGCTCTGCAGAACATTGACGAACAGTGTTCTGAATACCCCGCCAAACTCTCGCACGCGCAGCTTTGTGGTCAGATATTGGTTACCCTGCGACACAGCAGCCGTGAAGTCCACCTGAGAGAGGTAAAAAGTGTAGCCTGCCGGGACGGTCCAAAGCGCCAACTGCGTCTGGTTGTCGGTGCCTAGATTAGCGAGGATGTCTCCAGTCGGAATACTCTGGCCGCTCAGACCAGCACCGTTAGCGATATAGACAGTCCCTGCGGCTGTACCCAAGCTGCCCGCAGTGAGGGCGTAGGCCCGGTACACCCTGATGTAGGTGTTGGCCGTGAGGGTCTGCGACTGACCCGTCATCGCTAAGTCTTCGGAGACCTCGTTGTAGTTAGCGTCCAATCCGAATACTCGTATAGACCGAACGCCAGTGCCCCCGGCCGTGTCGTTGGAAGAAGTGCTGTTGACATACATACGGGCGGCGGTGGTGGGGTACACATAAATACCCCCATTAGACCACACCGTCTCCTCGTCATGGTCGATGTCAGAGTTAAAGCCGAACTTGTAAATAGACTTCGTGCCAGCCACTAACCCATCAGCGATGGCCGTGCTGGATATCTGCTCGGATACCGGGAGTGGGGACGCCGTGGCAGCGTTAACGAACGCGCCGTCGCTCCGTTCGTGCAGACCAACGCGGGCATACCGGTTCAGGTTGAACGGCCCCGGCTCCGTCGACGGCGGATATATGTGCGTCGGGTTAACCATCGAAGTGGTTTTCCTCCAGCATCTGCATGTACGCCTTCGGGTTGTTAGCCCTGAGATACTCGTGGATTACTCTTCCAATCGATCTAGCGCCTTCGTTAAAAGCCGTCGCATCGAAGCTCGCGGGGACATAGCTTTGAGACGACATATGACCCGCTTCAAAAATAAGTCGATACAGCCAACGACGCCCGCGAGGCTGAGAAGCAATAAAGTCAATGTCCTTTTCAGCGTCTGCTTCATTCTTCTTTGCCTTTGCTACATCTTCAGGATTGCTTGCGTCGTACGTCATACCACTGAGGCTCCGGTGCCCAGAAGATCAGTAAGGGCATTGGGGTTCTGCGTGTCGGTTTCAGACAGAACCTTAGCGCCCTGTGCGAGCTGGCTGGCCTGCTCCATTGCCTGCATCTGCTGCTGCTCTTCGGCGCGAGCCTGCCGCTTGGCCTGCAGCTCCTCTTCGGAGATGATGACATCCGGGCTTGTGCCGAGGATCTCAGAGTACTGGCGCAGGGCCTCGTCACTATCGATCCCGTCCACAATATCCGGGAACACGGCAACCATGTTACCAGCAAAGCCCATAACGCGTTCGAGGCTAGAGGCGGCGGCAGCCTGCTGGGCCTGCGCGAGAAGCGAGATATACTCGACCTCCAGCTCCTCACCCGCCAGAGCCTCGGGAGGCTCAGGGAGGAGACCCGCCTCCAAGGCGTACTCGAACACGTCATCGAGAAGAGGGTCCAACAACTCTACGTTAATACGTTGGAGCACAGGGCCCAGCAGCACTAATTTCTCTTCGTGACGTTCGACCACCTCGGTGGCGGTCATCTGCCGGCGGTCGGAGTTAATCATCATCGCAAACAGGTCAGCGTAGAAGCCTCGCTGGATACGGTTCTGCACTTCCGCAATATCCACCTGCAGCTCAGAAATACGCGGCTGCACCTGATACGCCGGTACAAATCCCTGACCACCCTGCATCGGATCTACATAGGTTGTCTGGCCGGGGAGCACCGTGGAGGGCTTGCCCTTCAGGCTTGTCGGCGCAACCATTGGCGGGTTGACCATCTTGTCGATAGCCTGCGCCTTGCGCTTCTGCTGGTGCTGCAACTGCTTGATGTCGCCCAGCGTGTCCATGCCGGGGCAGCGCCCGTACACGTCGCCGCTGAGAACATCCCAGCGCGGCACGTAGGCAGGGAACTTGCGGTAGCCGCTCTCCATCAACAGCTCGTCGCTCTCCGAGGCCAGCTCGAAGTAGCAGCTCTTGAACGGCATGTTCAGGGCGTCTTTCTTGCTGGTATCCCGGTCGCCCATCAGGCGCGGCTCGATGAAGTGCAGGACTTCAACAAGCTCGTCGTAGTTGCTTTGATCCCACAGGCGCTTCGTGGTTTTGCTGACGCCAGACCAATCCATCTTTCCGGTCATAGGATCGTGCACGAACTTCTGCACGATCTGACCGACGCTCATGGTGAAGTGCCGACCCAGCGTGTCCACCACGCCCTGATCGTTCTCTGCGATGACGTACTCGCCTGCGGTAAGTGGACGGAACCGGATCACGTCGTCGAACGATGGCTGCCGGTAGAGGGGTGCTGTGCCGAAGGCACCCACCTCCGTGTAGACGGTGTAGATAGAGTTGTAGAAGTTGGACTTGTGCAGGATGGCCCGCTCGACCATCTCGACCTGAGCCAGCCAGCGGCGCACGTCGCCGTTGTCCATCAGGTCGTCCCGCACCTTGCGGCGGTGCCAAGGCCTCGCCGGGGATGTCATCCCAGCCATCAGACCCGCTGCCATGACCCGCAGCGCCTGCGTGCCAGTACTATCGATGATCTTGGTAGTGCGCTTGCGACCCCGGCTGTTCTGGCCCTCGATCAAGTACCGCCCACGGCGAGGCGCGATGTAGTCGCTGATCTCCATCCAGTGCGACCGGAACGACGAGCGGTCGTTCTCCAGCTTCACAAACCGGCGGTACAGGGCAGACTTCTTGCCCTTCAGCGGGATAGTCGTGTGCAGGTTGTCAACACTAGGCAGTGGCATATCAGGCCCTCATCGTCGGGTACATACGGTCAGCGGCAGCGCCCTGATCGTCGCCCTCCATGAACTCCATCTCGATGACTTCTAAAGTCGCGCTGGTCCCGTCCTGCCCTTTGGAGACAGATGCTACCCGGACCTTGCAGTGGATCTCGCGTGTATCGCCGACATCACCTATGTCGCCGAGGGCAGCGATCTGCTCCTCCTCGAGATACAGTTTGGGGAGGTACTCGTCCTCGCTGGCGAAGGGATCGCTCATAAGCGATCCCCCGGCGTCTTTGCTGCCCATGTGCACCATGATCAGTTACCCAACAGGGTTTTCTGGGTCGTCGCGGCGTTGGTGCCACCCAAGGCCTGCCCCGTGACGTTGGTGCCGCCCATCCCGGACTGCTGGCGCTGACGACGGCGCTCGTCCGTCCGTGCCTGCTGAACGGCTGCGTCTGCCTTCTTCGGCGGCTCAGGCGGGGGAGGCGGGGGCGGAGGTGGTGCGGGAGCTCCGCCGCCACCGAAACCCGGTACTGTGAATAGGCGCTTCATCCAGCAATCTCCTTTGTCAAATGTCGGAACAACCTGTACGGGGTGACCGACCAACACTTTACGGCCATGACGACCTTGACGTATCCAACACAGTTGTTCAGGACCAACGGGCTGTATGAGGGCTCTGTGCCCCGCTTCACCCGAACTACTGTGTAACCCTGCTCCTCGTAGTGAGATGCAAGGTCGAAATCTGCGGCTGCCTCAACCTGCACAATCGGGATGCCTTGGTGCCCGTTGAAGCTGACCCATACTCCTCGTTCCTCGTCTCGGAGGGCGCACCATACGTGCCTGAACCTCCGGTGCAGCAGCCACGCTAGGGGATGTGCGTTCTCGTCAGAGAAAATTATTAGACCATCCATACCGCACTCTGCGCAATAATATTACTCTATACACTAATTTTGTTACCCTGAGAAGGGGTCATACTCTGCAGATGTTGCGTGCTGCGAACCGTGGAAGCCGAGACGGGACGGATAGACAGGCAGCACGTAGGTCAGAGCAAGCGCGTCAGCCAAGTCTGGCGAAGGTATGCCGCGCTTCTTGGCGTCCTCCTTGCCCTCCAGCTTCAGCTCGTTGCGCAGCGTGTAGCCGTACTCGAGGCCAGTCAGGTCGCTTATCAGGTCTGGGTCATCGGGCAGGCGGATGCCGTCCTTGATGGCGTCACGCAAGTTGCCCCACATCTGGGCGCGGAGGTTAGAGTATCCCGGCTGGGTAGCCTTACTGCCGAAGTTGATCTCGATCACCTCAAGTCCGAGCTGCCGGCACCGGTCGACGACCCCGCCTCCCACGCCGCCGCCGTCAATGAAGATGGCGTCTGGGCTCTTCTGCTTGGCGATCTCGGCGACCTTCGAGGCCAGCGTCATGGTGTCCACGCCTCGGAAGGTGTGCATGCCTTGGCTCTCGGCGTCTCGCCCTTGCCGAAGGTAGATCACGCTCTGGTCGCTGCCAAACCGTGCTACATCTACACCCATGACCAGCGGATCGTGGGGCTGCACCGATACCTCGAGGCCGATGCACTGCGTTGCGTCTGCGGTCGGAATGAACTGCAGCTCGCCTGCTGAGGGAAATTCTCCAAGCACGCGGACTTTCACAAAATCGCTCTCAAGGCCGTAGTCCTTGATCCACTCGTCGAACAGGCGCTTGTTGGTGATCTTAACATCCCGGCTGTCGATGTGCCGCCGCATGTAGCGGTGCCGGAACCTGCCCTGCATGTTCTCGAAGAACCGGCCCGTGTTCCGCGTCGGGTTGCCGAAGTCAAACGTCATCGGCTCGCCGTCGGTCAGGCCGCCCTCGCGGACCTCGAAGATCTTGTCGGGCACTGCGGACGCCTCGTCGAAGATGTAGAACGGAGTGGCCTGCGCAGCGTGCAGGCCAGCGAACGCCTCGCTGTTCTCCTCGCGGCAGGTCTGAGCATCGACACGCCACGTCTCGCGGTGGTCGAGGTGGTACATGTTCATCGAGCCGCCGCCGCTGTTCAGGTGATACCAGTGCTTCGTGATCCCCATGTGGTGCCACTTGGCCAGCTCTGCCCACGTCTTGGTGCGGAGCTGCTCCGACGTGTTCGCCGTCACGATGCCTTTGCTGAACGGCCGGGTGTCCATGATCCACCGGATCAGCCACGCTGTCAGGGCGGACTTGCCGATACCGTGGCCGCTGGCCGTGCTGAACTGGATGGGGTCGACTGCGGTCTTGCCGTCGAAGCCCCGCTTGCGTACCTCGTCGCCTAGATCGGTCAGGAAGCCGACGGCCCAGTCGTCTGGCCCATCGAAGCCGTCGAGCTGCCCTGAACCCCACGGGTAACTGAACAGGACGTGGCCCAACGGGTCGGCGTAGAACTGCGATAGGTCTGCGGCCAGATCCACATCAAAGGGCACTGAACAGCCTCCTCAATGCGTATGACCTAATGAGCGACAGCATGAAATAGCAGGCCGTGATCCACACCGCGTCCATCGGGCTAGGCTGCAGGCCGAACACCGGCAATGCCCAGAACGTAAAGGCCCAAGAGACCAGCAGGCCAACAAAGGCGTTGGCCAGAGCCTCGACAGCGGATAGCTGCCTCGACTGCCGCCTCACGTATCTACGCCCTGTAGCTGAGGCAGTGAGCAGAAGCGCAGTTCACGGTCATCTAGCACAAGGCACTCACCAGTGCTCTTCGACACAGCGAACGGGACGAGGCGCTCCCACATGATAACGGATATGTCATCCGGGTATGTGTTCAGCAAACAGGAGACTTCTTCAACGGTGGCATCAAATAGGTGGTGCACCAAGTCTTCCTCGAGGCAGTCCAGAGCCGCGCACATCCAGTTCGTGTAGATGGTGCCGCCGTCTACCGCGAACTCTTCAAAGTCCTCAAGGAATTGGGTCATAGTCTGCCTCGGTCCTGCCATGGGCGACTGGCTCTATACCGCTGCAAGAATAACTGGGGTGCTCAGGGTCGCTGCTGCCCCCCAGCTCTTTCGCCCCGCACTTCATGCAGATGCGCATCCTACCGGAACCGGGCATCGGGTCGCCCCACTGATGAGCCACCGGGCGCGACCCCGGATGCGCTGCTCTAGCATATTCGTCCCTCATGCCGCTGACCTCGATCCCTTGCACTTCCACCGCTTGC